ATACTCAGCCATATACTACTCCTTTAGTTTTAAAATTGTTTGTTCTACTTCTTCAAGAAACTTAATAACTTCTGCTTCTAATTCTCCTATGTAAGTATCATCCCTGTCAACCCTTGCTATAAAGAGTTGCATTGTATCAGGGAAATTTGGGTTATAAGAAATAAAATCTACCCATTTTACGTTAGGACTTACAGAAGCCATTTGCCATTGTATCTGAGACTTATACTTACTGGGAACTTCCTTACTCATAAGCGTATTAGTATGGGTTGTTTCTATAGGGCATTTAATCTCTATAAGACCTACATACTTACCATCTTCTTCTGCATTAACAGCTCCGTCTGGGCTAGCACCACTCATGGCAATAGTTGGGTGGTCAAAGAAACCAACCTCTGTTACAGATACCCCTCTAGTTCTTTCATAAAGCTCCCTAGCAGCACCCTCCCGTTCAATTCCATCTAGCATAGCCTGATTAACAAAACTATCGCCTTTCTTGCCTGTAAGACGTTCTGATACAAGTTGAACAAGGTAGTTTTGACGAGATGTAGATACGCCTGTTTTAGTCTTGGCGATAACATCCGATATTCTGGATGCTGTCACCTTGCCTAATCTTTGCTGAAACCACTCTTCTGTGCGTTGTTCAATCATAGAAAGTCCTTGCTAGATACTGCCTTTAAAGCTGGTTGTTCTGACTCTGGAATATCCTCACCACTATAGATATATAAGCCAATACCATGTAACGCAATAGCTTTAGCTAAACAACGTTGCATAGCTGTATTAACTGCCATAGCATCTGGGTTAGGTATAGCTTGGTTTCTAAAGTTAAGCACAGGTAATTGTGCAGTCATAGACTTACCAAACGCATGGACTGTGCAGAATACCATAAGTGTTTCACCAAACTGTTTAGGTTCGCCATAAGTCCATGTTGCAGTTGGGTCTTGCTGTAGAAGAGTATCCACAGCCCAAGCCCATGATAAGTATGATAGACCATTCTTTTTCTCAATATGGTCAGATACGTTAATCTTACGTAGTTCGTTATAGTTCATCTTTGCTCTCTCCTCTTGTTGATGTTGTTGCATCATTACCTGGTCGTAGTGTTGTTGCTGACTCATTTGCTCTCTCCCTTTTATCAAATCTATCGTTAAATTCTTTTAATTCTTTCCAAACATCTTCTAGTATTTCTGCTACAGGTCTTAAACCATTCGCCATATTATATACCCCCAAAATACAAAAAGGAATAGCCATAGGTATTTATTCATATTGCACCTGCAAACTTACCCATAGCCCAAAGGCAAAAGGCTACATAAAGCCAGAAACCTACTGCTAATACTATCATTGTTTTTACACTCATGTTTCTCTCCTGGTTAATTACTACAATGCCTATCTTAATGGCAAAAAATACATTGTCAAGCATTTTCTAACAAATAATTAGTTTACAACTAGAATTAGTTATGTTAATGTCTTTTGGCATTATTAACTTTATGGAGAGTAACATGACACAAACTGAATTATTAGAAAAATTATTAGTAGCACAAACATCATTATGTAAAATACAAAACATTATAGATGCATCAGATACCCATTTAACAAGTGGTGGTTTAGAATTAGATGAAGAAGAATTAACCATAATTTATGAACATATCTGTCAAGGTTTAGGAGACATGAATGTACAAGATTAAGAACTGGGAAAAGTTTAATCTATATAATCCTAAGAACCCACGTTATCAAAAAAAGATGACGTGGTTCAAGTTTTATGGTACGGATTACATAAATAACATAGATATACATAAGCTATCTTTTGAACAAAAAGCTGTTTTAGTAGAGTTATGGTGTCTTGGTTCTGAAAGTGATGGTGTGTTACCAGACCTGTTTGAAATAGCTTTTAGACTTCATTATCCTATTGATTTTGTTGATAAAATAACAAAAGAACTATTTACTAGAGGGTTACTAGTAGAAAACTACGAGCCTGTTAGGATAGAGAAGAGAAGAGAAGAGAAGATAAGAGAAGATATATATGTCGTTAAAACGACCAATAGGTTTGAAGAATTTTGGGAAAGCTATCCTAATGTTCGTAAAGTAAATAAAAAAACATGTATGGAAAGATGGGCTAACAAAAACATTGACTTTATAGCAGATGAAGTGATAGCTTATGTCAAGAAAATGAAAGATACTCAATCATGGAAAGATGGCTTCTCACCAGCTCCACTTACCTTGCTTAACCAGGAGAGATGGAATGATGGTGAAGCTCCACAAGAACGTAAAGTTTGGGAAGGTGGCATTTAGTGAATATAGGTGAAGTCATAGACAAACTAACAGTTAGCCAATCAACAGTTCAAGAATTTTATAATGAGGGGTATGGTCATGCAGAGTTTAAAGTTAAGAGTACGGATATATTTGCTGATGACTTGGTCAAGTATTTTGGTGAGGAAATTCATAGTGGAAAATCGCTTGGCTGGATTAAGACGGAAGATAAGTTCAGGATTAGGTCTTCGGAACTAACAATTCTTACTGGTGTATCAGGGCATGGTAAGTCTATGTGGTTATCACAAGTCATATTGTCTATGATGAAACAAAATACTAAATGCTTAATAGCGTCTTTAGAAATGAGACCTGTTCTTACATTAGCTAGAATGATTACACAAGCATTAGGTTCACCAGAGCCAACAGATGAATATATACATAAGTTTTGTGAACGTGCTAAAGACAAGTTATACGTTTACGACCAAACAGGAAGCACTAAGTCAGAAGACATGATAGCAACTTTGCACTATGGTAAGCATGTATTAGGAGTTGATGTATTTATTATTGACAGCTTAATGAAATTAGATGATGTAACTGAAGAGTCTTTAGATGGACAGAAAAGGCTTACTAATTCTTTAGCGGTAATAGCACGTGATTTACAAGTAAGTATTTTTTTGGTAGCACATACTAGAAAACTTAAAGACGAGTCAGAGATACCTGACGCTACAAACATTATGGGAAGTTCGCATATTCGTAACTTGTGTGATAATATTATTTGTGTATGGCGTAACAGATACAAAGAGAAGTTAATAGAAGAAGGCAAGACTTCTGACGAAGAGTTAAAGATTATTCCAGATGCAAAGGTTTTTGTTCAGAAGCAGCGTAATGCACAATGGGAAGGTTCATTTAACTTTTGGTTTGACCAAAAAGGTTTACGATATAACGAGAGTCCACCAAGATGACAATAAATGAATTTATTAAGCAATGTAAAAAGCTATTTGGTAACGACATAGAATACAAAGCAACTTCTAAAGACGGACAAGTATTTAAAACGAAAGGATGGAGAGATGATAAAGTGGTCGCTAACCAAAGACAACTTACCCCAGCTTATAGAGAAACTAAAAACTCTTGACTTCACTAAACGCTGGCGTGTAACAGTAACAGACGCTAAACTTAACCGTAGCTTAGAACAGAACGAAAGATTATGGGAACTATATACAAGTTTAAGTAATCATTTAGGTATTGAAAAAGACCGTATCCATGAATTGTGTGGCTTTAAATTCTTACGCTACCAAACAGAAATTGCAGGTATGCCAGTAGAGCTTATAAAGTCAACAACTAAACTAACCACAAGTGAAATGACAGAATACCAACAACAGATAGAGGTATGGGGTCAGACTATGGGTTGGGGTTGGGATTACTAATGAATTACCTATCAGTTTGTAGTGGTATAGAAGCAGCAACAGTAGCTTGGCATGACATGGGATGGAAGCCTATTGGTTTTTCAGAAATAGAAAAATTCCCTAGTCAATTATTACAACATCATTACCCACATGTTACTAATTATGGTGACATGACAAAATTTAAGGAGTGGAACATAAATGAGTCAATCGGACTTTTGGTCGGAGGAACACCCTGTCAATCATTTAGTATTGCAGGCTTACGAAAGGGTCTTGAAGACCCAAGAGGAAACCTCATGCTCACCTATCTTGGAATTGCAGACAAGTTTAAACCAAAATGGCTTTTATGGGAAAATGTCCCAGGTGTTCTCTCTAGTAACGGAGGAGAGGACTTTGCCTGTCTCCTTAAAGGGATGGCTGAATTCGGGTATGGGTTCGCCTACAGAGTTTTTGACGCTCAGCATTTCGGAGTGCCACAAAGACGCAGACGTGTGTTCGTTGTCGGATGTCTTGGAGACTGGAAAAGTGCTGCCAAAGTATTATTTGAGTCAGAAAGCCTGTGCAGGGATATTACTCCGAGCAGAAACAAGGGGAAAGAAATTGCCAATTGCCTTAGAGCAAGCCCTTCAAGCTACGGCTCATTTAACCCAGCAAGAAGTGAAGGAAACGCAGTAATTTCTTATAACATTACATTTTGTGATGCTAATGGAACTAGAAAAGATAGACCTAATGGTGGGCTATATGTAAATGAAACAAATACATCAAATACTTTAACAAGAGCTAATGTAGGAACTTATGCAGTAGATACATACAATGGAACTATTCAAGGTGATGTTACAGCAACAATAACTACTACAGGTGGCGGCGTTTCATCAGGTCCATCAGTAGTAGAAAATTTTTCAAACACATTAATGAATGGTTTTGATGGGTATAATTTTACATCAACAGGTCAAGTTGCTAGAACATTAAGCACAGGAGCTGATTATGGACATGTTCCAATTGCATTTAATTCTTTAAAAGTTCGCAGATTAACTCCAATGGAATGTGAAAGATTACAAGGCTTTCCAGATAATTATACAAATACACCAACATCAAGTGATACTACTCGCTATAAAGCATTAGGAAATTCTATGGCAGTTCCTGTAATGAAATGGATAGGACAAAGAATAAATGAATTATCGTAACCCTAAACTACTTAAATTAGCAGATGGCGCACCATGTATGATGTGTTCTATGCAAGACGGAACTGTAGTATCTGCACACTCTAACCAACTGCGTGATGGTAAGGGAACAGGTATCAAGGGACACGATTATCGTATAGCGTTCCTATGTCATCAATGCCACCACATGATAGATAATGACAAGATGTTAGATAAATATGATAGAATAGCAGCATGGGAAGAAGCACACCGTAAAACTATAGGCTGGTTATTTACTAACGGACATTTGGGGGTAAAATAAATGGGTAAAGGTTCTGGAAGAAGACCATTGTTAATTTCTGAACAAGAAGCACAAGACAACTGGGACAAGATATTTAAAAAGGAAAAGAATAGTCCTGACGTATCACCACACGCTTATGAATACGAACTTAATAAGTCCACCGGTAATGTAGAGAAAAGATTTAAAGAAGGAATATCTAAACCTAACGAAAGTCAATTTGATGGCAACTAGCCCAACGCAGTTAAGTCTTAAAAAATTACGAGAAGAAGGATATACAGTAGCAGTAGTAGAACATTGGAATAGTTTTGCAAGGATAAGACAGGACTTGTTTGGCTTTATAGACCTATTAGCTTTAAAAGGTAAAGAAGTATTAGCGGTACAAACAACGACAGCAGGTAATATGTCAGCTAGAGTAAAGAAGATAGGTGACCATGAAAACGTAGGACATGTTCGTGAAGCTGGTTGGACTATTCATGTACATGGTTGGCATCAAGACGATAAGAAAAAATGGCATTGTAAAATTAAGGATGTATCGTGAATACCAGAGATAAAATACTAGCTTACCTTACAGAACCTAAAGCCATAAAAGATATAGCAGCACATGTAGATGGCAATTATAATACTATTAAAAACTTGCTTGTGACCATGAAGATGGAGGGTCATATACACGCATTCAAAGATAAAGATAATAGACTCATGCACTATTACATTCCACAACCACATCCACTACAAGGTATATTTGGACACACAGCAAACTTCACAGAAGACCAAATAAAAGGTGTTATTAGTCATAATGCAGATGATGCTAAACATAACCTTCAACAAAGAACTACACAAGAAACATTTGGGCAAAGCGTAGCTTATACGCTAACACAATATGATTAGTATGGAACGCTTATTGTCCATCCTAGAGGATTGGAGCTTATGGATGAAACATGATACCCATAAACTAGGATACCCCTCTAAAAGCATAGGCATGTCATCAGGAGGTGAGTCAACTTCAGAAGTATTCGAAGAAATGTGCTCTGCTCAAGACATGTCTAATATTAGAACTATACACGCTATCATACATAGCTTAGAACAAGGACAACAAGACGCTATCTATGCTAAATACTTAGGTGCTAAACCACCATTAGCCTTTTATTGGCAATTAGATATGGCATACGATAATCTTTTGACAATTGC